ACACAAAACAACTCCACTTACTTTACTATAAATATGATAATCCACTACTTTTTCTACTGGATTTTCATCTTTTACAAAACTTTTTAATATATCAGCCATTCTTTCTTTGTCGTGATGTACATGAAGATTTTTATTATCACCACATTCCTCACACTTAAATTCCGCTTTCTTTAATATTGGAAATTTCCAATCACTATATAATCTATTAGATGCATATACTCTTGCTGATAATGGTGATGTCCCACCTTGCCATTGTGAAGAATCTTTTCCGTATAATGTAGGAACTGTACCATCCAATCTATTCTTTTTCATTATTTTAGAATATCTATCTTTTCTATCTTGGGTAAATGCCTTAGAAACTTGTTTGCCATTATTAGCAACTCGTTCATCTTCAATAGTTAATCCATCATTCCAAACTTTTCTTTCACCATTCTTATATTGTTCTCTTCTGGTATTTGCTGAATTTTCTATTGCTTTTAGATTGTGTCCCCAATTGTTATGGACTCTAGCAACATGACCACGGACCCATTCATTTTTAACAACCGTTTTACATCCACATTTACAATATTTTTTCATAACCACTTAAAGTAATACTTTAATCAAAACTGGAGGATCGCGTAATCGTAGCGAAGAGTCAATGTAATATCAACTGGATCCGTTGTGTTTGCCCAATCCAAATCATTAAAAGTAGCAGACTCAATAAAAGTTCCTTTCAATGTCCATTCTTCAACTTTATCACCTACTGGTCCAAGAACATTGATAGTAACATCTTTCTTATAAAAATCTGTATATCCATCTCTTCCTGTTACGGACTCGTGTGATAGTCTTACCCACTCCATAACTGCCTGAGCTGCTGAAGGAACAACAGGATCATAAAGTGTTATTTCTACTGTATCCCAAGCACCTTTACCTTTAACATATCTCCTTACATTAATATGATCCAACTCAATTGTTTCAAATGTAATAGTTGGTCTATTAGCTGTCTTGATAAGATACGCCGGAATACCTTCAATGTACATGATATACCGATTCTTAGTCTTCGGCTCGAAGGGTGTAAACATTATTTCTGACGGATCAATTAGTTCTGGCATCCTGTTTCTCCTATAAAATTTTCTGTTTCACATATAAATATAAACAATTTCAAAAATCCTTTATTTTCAATTTCACTATTTTTCCAAGTTTTTTAGAAGGTTTTTAAATCTTCTCTTATATAAATAGTTTTTTGCATAAAAAACCCCACCATAGAGGCAGGGTTTTTTTGTTTTTATATGTAATTTGTGAATTACTCTGGGAAAGTAGCTCCAGTCGGTAGTACCACAAAGTCAAGAACGATAAACTCCGCTGTTCTTGTGGGTTGAATAAAAATCTGTCCAACGAGACGATTTCTATCAATCACATCCGGAGTATTATTTGTTTCGTCCATAACTACACGGAACGCCGTTAATCCACTATTTGCCTGTACTGACTCTAAGAACGGATTCACTATATTCAAGAATCTACTTCTTGTTGCTGAATCGTTCTGCTCGAATACCAAGTATCTAGACGAACTTGCAATGAACTTCTTAAGTCTAATCAGCAATCTACGAACATTAACCCTATCAAGTGCTGAAGGTTTGGATTGCAGTGTTTTCTGCCCCCAAACAACTACACCCTGACCTGGGAATGTTGCGATTGGATTAATTCTATCTTCATACAATTCATCTCTATCTGAATGACTTAGCCGTTTCTTAGCCTGAACAACAGTTGTCAAACCACCACGATTTAGGCCTGCTGGTGCAAACCATTCGTGAGCAACTTGGTCAGTGTACGCTATCACACCTGGTAGCACACATGACGGTGGCACCCAAACTGGTTTGTTAGTATTTCTATCAAGTATCTTGACCCAGGGATAATATGTTGCTGCATAATTCGTATCTAGTGCATTAATTGCACTTGTTGCAGTTGAAATATTATCATCAATGTCAAAACCATCAAGAATATACAATGCATCACCTCTGTCTTCCATTTTACTAATACCGTGATTTGTTACAGCAGGATGCAATCTGTGAAGTATTCCAGGAGTTACTAACAAGTTAATGTCAAACTCATCTGGGTTACTTATTGCAGTAATTGCTCTCTTGTAAGATTTTGTTCCACCAGTTGTAGCTGAAGAACAGTTAAATCCCTGTGTATTTGTGGTTGCAATGTTGGCTCCAGTATGTCTAGCTACACCAGGATTCAATCCGTTAAATCCATATTGAAATGGAACAACAAACTTTCTCTGTTTAATATGAGAAAGTGCTAATGTTACTTTTTCAGTACCATCAGAAACAGTTGAAGTTGATCCAAGTGATGCAGATGAAGCTGAGTGTCCTAACATATTCTCTAGACTCATACTTACATTACTTCCAGCCGTTTCAGTACTCGGAACTGCTTTCAAATACTGTTGATTATCAGGATTACTGAAATCAAATCCATAAAAACGACTAGAATTAAATGTGTCTGGGTCGTTTTCGAGTACCTGTACACGAACAAAACTCGCTGTCGGTAGTGTTCCAGTATGTGGATCAATTACAGATTTATGTCCCATAGGAACAACTGTTTTTGGATAAGCTTCCAATTCTGTAAAATCTCCAACTCTGATGTGTTTAGACATATTTGGATAATCACCCGCATAAGTTAAATCACCATTATCATCATTAGAAATAGTCACATACTGATCACCAATTCGCCTTGCAAAGTAATTCGGACTATCAGGATCAAATGTAAGATCATCAAACTGTTCAAGAACAACATCATCTGCCTCTTTCCAAGTTATTTTATCAATCTCACGAACCTGCATTGAAAATGTCCCGTAATCACTACCTGCAACTGCTGATGCTGCTTTAATGTTCAGAAAAGCAATCTTGTATTTAGTGTTCACCTCATCGCCATGCGAAAGAGTATAAACTCTAAACAAATCATACCTTGCATTACTGACTGCCTGAGACTGAATCAACGGTGTCTTTGCAGTTGAATAAGCCTGAGTAGCCGTAAGGTTCAATGTCTGAACACTGGCTGTTAAAGCTGCCGTGGAAATACTAGCACTATAGCCAGACTGCCAAAACTTAAAGTTCGAATACAAGTAAACTGGAACTGTGTCCGTTCCAGACTTCTGAACTTGTGGATCAGAACTAAAAACTTCTGCAACATAATCTGCACTTGAAGTAGTAAACGATACTGTTTTTGATAATGCAGTAATATCACTGCCACTCAGATTAAGTACAAAACTACTCGCCGTTCCTCCTGCAGTTACAGTGGATAGACTAAGATCCCCTGTTCCACTTGAGCCACGAGAAGGTGCAAATGCAGCCAAAACTGTTCCATGATCACTGCCACCTGTTACTTCAACTTGTAGTAAGTCAACTGAATATCCATCCCAACCAAGTACTCTAACAACGGTCACTGTACCGGCACTTCGTAAATAATTCTCTACCGCATAAGGTGTGTAATAATCTTTGTCAGTAGATCCAAACACTTCTTCAAACTCTGAGAAACTTCTGATAATTGTAGGAGTGAATGCAGGACCTTTAACTGTTGGTCCAATAATTGCTGCTCCTATTTCAGAAATACCTTGAGGAAGAAATGATAAATCCCTTTCACGAGTAAATACACCCGGCGATACAATACGTTCTGCCATATTTTCTCTCCTATTTAGTTATTAAATAATATATAAAACAATTCATATCAAGTATAAATATAACTGGCAATCCTCAAACCTTTACTTTTAAGGACTTTTATGAAATTTAGGTTGTTACTGTTTCTGGTGTGAATGTTCCAGTTGTAGGATCAAGAGTACCTGGACCGTACTTCTCATTTAACTCATTTACCAAATCAACTTCAGACTGTTGTATTTCAGTATACTCCTTTTCAATCTGTTCTTCTGCTTGATCTAGTGCAGCAAACTGCTGTTCCATCTGTAATCTCTGCACTCTTAATTGTCCGAACTGTAGTTGTTTTTGCTGATATCCGTTTTGAAGATCTGATAGTTTCTTCATTTCTTCTTCAGTAAATTTAACCTCTGATTCGAGCTTTTGAGCTAATTTAGATTCTTCTTGATTGTTCTCTGCCATTATAACTTCTCCTTTTTATAACTGTTATAAATTTTTTATTTATCCTCTTTTATTTCCAACTCAAAGTTCCATTATCATTTAAGTCAAATGATCCGCTGTCATAATTTATACTTTGTACATTAGACTTTGGTTGAATAGTAGAACCAGCATATCTGTATCTTGGATTTTTATCTGTATCATTTGGGCACCTTTTTGCTTCATCCCAAACTGGAGAATAATCTTCAAATGATTTACTTGCAAATGATCCTGTGAAACCAAGCCTGTGGCCACGTAATCCTGAACTCATCCAAGGCCACATATTGTCTTGAACATTTATTATATCATCATTTGATCCGCTTGTACAATAATAAAAATCACTCATATCGAAAATCCTTTAATAAATTTGAGAGCTTCTGCTCCTTCTATTTTAACATGACGACCTGTTACTGTTCCACTGTAAGTTATTGATGGAGCTATCATTATACACAGTCCTGCTGCTCCACCGCCGTTGCCACCATCACCACCGTCGCCGCCATCGCCTCCACTCTTAAAGGACCTACCGTATCCGCTGGCTCCTGCTTCTCCAGC